AAATAATATACAAATTAAATAACTATTGAAAAATATACTTTTTTTAAAAGTATAATATATATATATATATATATATATATATGATGAAAACTTTCATGGGAAGTATTATATTTTTAATAATAATAATTGTATTAGGTTTATATTTAGCTCCGTTAATAAAAAAAGAAGGTTTTGAATCTAAATCATCTGTGTTTTCTACATTGAGAAATACAGAAGGAAAATATCCTATATCAGTAAATCAAGGAATATTAGATGATTATCCATTAATTGGAAAAAATGAAACATCTAATGATAATTATAGAGATATATGGTGGCATTACCCTATTTTTCCTGTAGGATCTTACAAACAAGTAACTAACAATTTGAGATATCACTATAATCCAGATCAAGGTAATTGTGTAAGAGCTGATTTTTGTGGAGCATTTTATCATAATAAAAAAAATGTTTCAAATATTATTAATCCTTTACCACCTGCAGAAGAAGGTGCTGGTGCTCGTGTAGGATATTTTAGAACTAAACCAAATATATTATTCTATTCTATTCCAACAAATGAAAATATTCTTTATTAATTTTATACAAAATCTTATTTATTTGTTTTTATTATTTTTATTATTTTTTTATTATTTTTTTATTATTTGTTTTTGTTGTAGGGGTTTTAAATAATTATCTCTTTTATTATTTTTAAGATTTATTTTTGATAAAGCATATTGCCCGCAAGGACCACAATGATCTTCATTTGATAAGTCTATTTTATTATTTATTTGCATATTACAATTTTCTATTTTCCATCTTCCAAGTGGCTTTGGTAATTCTTTTGGTAATATTTTTTTTATAATATGTATTATGTATTTCATAATATATAATATATTAATTTATATTTTTAAGTAGTTTATGTTTCACTTTTACAAATCTATATCTATTTGTAAATTAGTTGTATCTATTATAGCTGTATTATCTTGTTGATTTTGATTTTTTATAATTGTTATCTTTCCGGTATCTTTGTTGAAATTAAGTAAACATGAACTAGATTTATCAGTCATTATTTCAAATGCATTTTCTTTTTTATTTTTGCGATTAGGAGCTCTATGTTCAAAACCAGTTACACGTTCTTTTTCAATTATAGACCAAATTTCTTCCAATTCTTTTATGTTATCTTTGAACCATTGTCTATTTCTACAAACAAGAACACAACTTACATGTTCTAATTTCCAATATATTATTTTCATAAATACATAATTATATGGTTCATTTTGATAATTATCAATAGTTTTTTCTTCCCACTCTCTTATATCATCAGGATGTAGACAATCAAGAGGTATATATGAATAAAATGGTTTTCCTTCTTTAGTATGAAAATATATGATTTCTCCCTTCAATTTACCATCTTTTGACATACATATATTATTCAACTCAATACCATCAGAATCTTTATATATTTCATCTGATGTATCTTCTTGATATGATTTATAATCCGGATATTCAATGAACTTGGTTTCTAAAAAATCGCATTCATCTAAATCACAGACTTCCATTTGCAATTGCATCTGAATCCAATATTCTTTTTTAGGTATTCCATCTATTTCCCTGTTAACAATATTTTTAATTTCTAGCATTCTACCATATCTTTCTGACTTTATATCTGTATTAATTCCATCAGGTGATGCTCCTAAAAATAAATATTTATCGTGTTGAATACATCCAAAATCTTCTATTTTAGTATCAAAACATTCCTCATATATTTTTACCGAAAGTGGTTCATATTTTTGCCCCCAGTGCAAAGTTGTATTGATATTAACCAATTGAACATCAATTTCACATGAATCATCTATTAATAAATTGGGATTCAATGGTTGACATTTTTCATAAATAAGCTGATTTTTTGTTGTTTGATTTTCAAATGCTTTATATGCATTTGATGCAGTTATTAAGTTATGTCTAAATTGATACCATTCCTTTGTTCTTTGTACAGGTTGTGGTTTGCTTTTTAATAAAAGCAATTGTTCATTTATAAAATCATAATCAGGTTCTGATAATATAATTGAATCTTTATAAGAACGCGGAGGTATAAAGTCTTCAAAAAAATCGTTTTTCGCTTTTTCAATTATATCTTCCATTTCTTCTTCTGCTTCATCTGTGTAGAATATATCATTATCAAAATGTGAATGCATTAGTTCATATATATTTTCATCAAAAATTTCATCAAAATCTGGTTCTGTTATAATTTTTGGGTTCTCTTTAATAAATTCTTCCATTAAAGAAATACAAGTATTGTATATTTCCATAGATTCGTCTTCATTGAAGAATTCTATGTTTCCTTCTGGTTTTATTTCATCAATTATATTTTTTAATTCTGGTAAATTATTCATTTTCATTATTATATATATTAATCTTTATATTAATGTAATAATAATTCAAAATCAATTTTTTAATTTTCTTCTTCAGAATCACAATCATTATTTTGAATATTTTTTGCAGTTCCTTGTTTTTTCTTAGGTGCTAATCCTCTAAGTGTTGAAACTCTTTTATCAATGTTTTTTAAAGTAAAATTATTTGTTACTTTATTATAGCTCAATGCTGGTAAATCTTTTACTAGTCCTGTCTCTTTATCATAACTAACATCCTTAACCCTTTGTAGTTTCTTTCTATCAAGACATTCTTTCAAAAATATAATCAATTTTTCATATTCATCCTCATTCAAAGAATTATTATTTTTATAGTTTTCTGCAAATATAAGTAATTTTTTTATTTTAGCAGTTTTATCTAATTTACTCCACGGTTCACAAGCATTAATATTTTTTTCTGATTCTAAAAATTTATCTAAACTAACAAGATCTCCAGTTGATTTAACTTCTGGCCAAGAAATACCATTTAAAATCATAGTTTTATATTTTAAAGAATTCAGTTCATTACAAGAAGACGTTTCAGTCATTTATTATATATTATTATATTGAGTTAATTTTAACTCAGTTTTTTATAAATAGTTATAAAAATATATTGTTGGTATTTTATATTTATGTTAGTTTTTATATAAAACTATTTTTATTATATAGATATTATGGATTATGAAATGAAAACAATAGTTATTATGCCTGCTTCAAATAAAGATAAAGAATCAAAAAATACTAACAAAAAAATTACATACGAAAAGAAAAAAAAGATGCGTGTAGAGACAAAAACTTGGGGTTTAAATGATGATGATTTAACATACGAAAAACAATTAAATATTATTAATACTATTAAAAATAATATAGAACTAACACAAAACCATGATGTTAATTTAGAAGAAAATATTATTAAAAAAGATAAAGAAAAGGATAAAGAAAAAGATAAATACTATTCATTATTTATTAGTCATATCAAAGCAAAAATATGTGGATATAAACAGCAAGATATTATTAAAAATAAATATAATGAATCAGAATTTGTTAGTTTTGAAAATGTAATAAACTTGTTATCTAGTTGTAATTTAAAATGTCATTATTGTTCACATGAAATGTATATATTATATGAGATTGTAAGAGAAATGAAACAATGGTCGTTAGATAGAATTAACAATGATATAGGGCATAATAAAAATAATCTTGTTATTGCTTGTTTAGAATGCAATCTAAAAAGAAGACGAACTAACAAAGATTCTTTCATGTTTACAAAAAATATGAAAATTATTAGAGAAGGTATTAATGACTCATAAAAACTAATTTTAGAAAAATACCATATTTATATCATTTTCCTTTTTTAATTTATCATATTTTTCACTATACACATTTATATTTATATCAATATTTTCCAATCTATCCTTTAATATTGGAAATATTTCTGACATCAATTCCCAATATGGTTTACAAACATATTTTATATATTTAATTTCGTTTAAATAAAATGATAAATCATTATTTATATTGAATGAACTAAATGGTGTTAAACCTGCTTCAATTTCTTTTAATATTTGATTATTAAATTCAAGAGAAATCATTCTTGACCATTTTTCATATATATCTGGACTATTT